CTCGTAGAGTATCGGGTAAAGGTTCACCAGGATATACTGTTTGGAGATATACGGAAGCAGATACAATAGAGAGTATCAGCAGGACAGATAGAATCCATCCGCTGATTAGAATGCCTGTGACAAGATTTTTGGTTCTTGAGCTTGGTTTTGTGTTACTTGGTTGTTCTGTCATCTTGTCTGTATTTAGCAAACATCATTTGCCTTCCAGCGCGGCGCGGATTTGATTGAGCAGAGAGACTGGCACATGCTCAGGACACTGCTCGTTTACTTCCCACAGCATCTTCCGCAGCCGTTCGTTGGCCTTGATGGTTCCCCACAACAGCTTGTCGTTCTCTTGCCCCTTGGCGTCAGCGTGGGCCAAGTCAGCCCGCAGCCGTTCAATCTCGGCCTGTTGTTCTACCAATTTTGCCGAAGCTTCTGCCAGTTCTATTTCCATAGAACGACACTGCCATACCTTATGACACTGATCAATCAAATCCATTCGGGCGCCTCGCGTTTTGTCCATTTGTGCATCCTTGCCTTTGCCCCACGATAGTAGTTGCGATAGGATGCGACAGAATCGTTTGGCACTTTGTATTCGTCAGGCATTGCTGGTGTTACTGGTGTTAGATAGAACACGCGAATGTTATGAGGTGTGCCCTTGAGCCATTCACTCATGCTATCACACTTATGTACTTTGCCATACCGATGAGTGTATTCGGCCAGTAATCCTAAGAAGTGGCAATAGAGCCAGTTATAGTTGTTGTTAGATGCGCGGGACCACACTGCCGAAGGGTGTGAAACATGCGTGGCTGAATATAGATGCTGCTCACGCTCATCAGGCAAACGCCAACGCTTGACATTACGACCAGTCTTGGTCTTGTCAATATATTGTTCGCCATCAAGAACGCGATGAGCGGTGGACAAAAGCTGTGCGGTCTCGAGGATCATCTTGACCACATGCTTGTCCACCATCCACATCGCAGACTGGATTGGATCTTTATCGATTGCGAAAATGTTCACGATGTATAGTTACCGCCATGATCTACAGGCGCACAAGTATCCTCCGGCAAACGCGGATTCGCAAGAGGATAATCGCAATAGTCTTCAATAGATTCCTGCTCGGCCGCTACGGCAGGCGTAGCACCAAGCATAACAGCGCCTGTTACCGCAGTCAAAAGACTGGCAACGATTAGCGACTTCGACTTATTTTTCATAACAAAACCCTTTACATAATAAATCTAGTCTTCGATAGCGTCAATCCTGAATACCTGATTGGGTGAAACATTCAGTGTACGATCCAAATCGATACTACCGTCTGGATTCCATGAACGAACACGGATCTTCTTGACGCCCGCAGGCACCTTCCATGTTGCGTTATTGCGTTGAGTTGCAGCGGTGGCTACAGCAGCAAAAAAAGGCAGGGCTGATAACCCTGCTACAAGGGAGCGTCTAAGCATTTGTATTTCCTCATTTTGTTATAGTTATATTTATACCTTACTTGAGGAAGTTGGCCACATCGATACCGTCCATGGAATCCCAGTCGGGATCAACAGAGTAGGTACCACCAGCGTACTCGCCACCATTCTTCATGCCGATTTCGGCCAGCAAGCGGTCAGCCATAGCGTCGGCGTGATCCTTTAGAGCATTACGGGCTGCCTTCTTAGCGGGCGCCGACGGTGTCTGCTTGGACTGGCGAACCTTGACCGGCTTAGATGCCTTCGGCGCCTTAGCGACCTTGGCCTTCTTCTGCTTCGGAGTAGCAGCAGCACCGCGCTTGGCTGGCGGCACCCACTGGTAGTCACGGGTAGCGGAATCACCGTCGGAGATAAACTTGTACTCAGTCACGGTACGACCAGTCTTGACAGTCTCAATCTCATAGCCGCGAAGCTTGAGATAGCAGACATACTTGGAAGCATAGGCGCCTTGGCCTACGTGCTTTTCAATCTGGGCGGGAGTGGCCGAACCCTTCTCTTTAAGGAAGGCAAGGGCGCGATCATGGGCAGCAATCTTAGTCATGTGTGTGTTTTCCTGTGTTTGTTGAGTTAACTTGGATATAATAGCAGGTATATCCAGACCTGTCAAGCCCAAATGAAGTCTTCAGGCGTTTCGCGGTGGATTTCTTCCAGAACAGCACGAACATCGGAACGAATAGCGCGGGGTTCGTACATGTAGACATAGGCATAGATGGTGGCCTCGTCGCGCATTCCACGTTCAACAGCCGTCCAGACCAGTTCTTGGATATCCATAATGAAGTCCTTCATTCGTGCCATTATCTCTTCTCCCTAAAAGATTCCATCCATTCGACCAAAAGGTCCGTTGCTTCCTTGCGCGGAATATCAAATACCCGCTGAACATAGGGAGTGGCACCAAACATGTTGGTGATCCCGGAATCACGCAAGGCGTTTAGGTAATCGAACACTCGTACCTTGTCAGTCATTAGCGAAGGTTCCTTTCGGGGTTGCAGAAATCAACATCCTCAGCAAACTTTTGTGCGAGGGAAATGAAAGTCATAAAGTCGGAAACATCACCCTTGCGAGCCGCTTGAAAAGCCTCAGCGATATAGTTGGCAGCCAATCGAATATTGGCGTTCGGATGATTTGCAACCGTAGCGTGAAACTTTGCTTTTTCGCGGGCAGTCTTGATCGGGCGGTAGGTCTTCATGGATTTCTCTCTCATTGTCATATATTATAGATGGGGACGGCAAGTCGGTTTTTCAAGTGTTCCGATTGCATACCAGTTATGCGGCTGCCGCAGATCGGCTCTTGAATCCAGCATGACGCAGGGTAATGGCCTTACGACCCGTATTGAAAGCCGAACCACGATCATTACGAAACGTCAATTCTGCCTTTTTGGGCTTCCGGTACTTAGCCACCGTGATACAACCACCACGTTCAAAATAGTTAAGAATCAACTGGTTCATGTCCATCGTTTTCGTCTCTCTCATTGTCATATACTATAGATGGGGACGTCAACCCCGATTTTCAAGAGCGGAATTCATGTTTGTTTGCATACCTGCTATGCGACCACCGCATGGCTAAGTCATTGATTTCATTGGGATGGGGTTTTCGGCTAAGTGCTTGATATCATTGGGTCTGATTCCAGCCGCGGTAGGAAGCGGCTGGAGCGGCTGCCTCAGGCCGCGATGGATCGTACCGCCCGCTCCTGAGCCGTCTGGAGGAGAGCTTGCCTATCAATCTGCGGGACATCAACCCGCTGGCAGTTACGAGCCCAAACCCAGACCACGTCCTGATAGACCTCAGCAACCTTACCATTGCGTAAGGCCTTCTTTACCTTAACGTCAGAGGTGGCGATAGCCAGCTTGTATTCGCTGGAAGAGCGATATCCCATACCGTAGGTTGCAACCATCTGGACTACAACCTTCCCGATAGTACCTTTGCCGCTTTTGCCGCGCACAACTTCCGCGATACAACCCTTCTCGATTTGCTGGGCTGCAGTTTCAGCCTTTTCCAGCAAATCCTTAAACTCCAGGTTGATCTTCCATTGCTTGTATTTCTCGCGGATTTCGTCGGTCGCGTCCACCGTGATCTGGACGGGTTTCCAGTCGGGGCCGTTCATATCGTATACATTGACAAGGACATGCTTAGGAGAGCTGGTAGCCTCATCCCAAACGATTGCCCAGTCGGCTGAACCCCATACATCCGACATGATCCGGTAGCTCTGGTCATGTGCAACTTTAAGTACAGCACCTTCCCAATTCGACTGGGAATCGTAAAAACCCTTGTGTTGCTCGGTCCAAGCGATAGCCATATATAGTCTCCGTTATTGATAGACTATAGATGGGGATTCGACCCGAAAACTTCAATAGTTATAAACGCATAACTGGTATGCTTTGGCTGCATACCAGTTTACGCTGCGTTATCTGTGACTGTTTTTGTTACCGTAAAAATCGTCTATCTCGTCGGCTTCGTCCAAGTGTTCAACGAAAGCTTTTGTCCAATTTCGGATCGGGCGCCTCTTTTGCCCCTTTCTTAGATCCGCATATTCTTCATCATCATAATCTTCATGAGTACCATAGTGATTCTTTTTGTATTTCATGTTAATAAGCCCTTACGAGGTTCAATCCTTTTTTGTTAAATTTGCCACGCCATTTAAAGAACGAAGAACCGTGACCCATATCTTCGTTATAGATGTATTGGTAGTGATGCACCATTTCATGTGCTAACACTTCAACAAAGAACTTTTTGGATTTGTAACGCTTGTTCATGAGCAGTTTTGAGATGCCATGGCCGGACGCACTGGTATCGTAGTCGTACCATGCGTGAGCGCCTCTACGCCAGCGTATATCGATTTCATCAATTTTAGGAAGGGAACTATTGAATAGTTCGCGGTTGAGGATGTTGAACCACTTCTGACAATCCTCAACCGTTGTTTCGTATATAAGATCACACTTTTCGTCCATAACCTTTTGTAGTTTGGTTCTGTGCTTCTTTCTTGCCATTTTTCCTCTCTAGAAAATAGCATAGCGAAATATCATCAAGGCACATCGGGTAGTAGTCCTGGGAAAGCTTCTTGTGTCAGCTTGTATGTGAGACCCTTCACAGGCAATCTCTTCATAATCATTCCTGCAAATACAGCAGCTTCTTTTTCTTCTAGTGTTTCCAGCATTTGTGCTAGAATCACTTTCTTTCTATCAAGAGTTAGATCGGGCGAAGTTTTAGGATTATTGGCTTCAAACAAATACACTCGACCCAATTCTTGGTGAATGCTTGTGTATCCTAGACCTGCAGGAGAATCGGACTTCCTATAGGTAGGAATCTCATCTATAACATAGCGGACATTTGGATGAAACGCACCACGCAACACACATTCTAAGGCATAAGACTTATTGTTTCGTAGAATGTTAATCTTGTCTTCTCTCTTTGGAGCGTTCTCAAACTCTTCAAAGACCTCATATAAATTCTTCATCAAAACTCCTGTATCACTTCAAATAAATTCTTTAGCTTCTTCTCAATAAAATAGTTCAGAAGCTTCTGGCGATTGGGAACTATCACATTATCATATTCGTGAATGATATTTTCCTGAATGTTCTTTGGAGTAAATTCCAAATCGACCAGCATTTGATTTCTCTTATAGCCACGAAGCATCACATCATTGACGCAAAACTCTTCTGGACTCTTGCTCAACCATTCATTAAGCTTCTTACTATTTATTGTCTTTTGTCGTTCGCCGAGAGCGAAAACATTATCAGCAGACAGAAAGTTAGGAATACCGTCGCCACGATCTCCCTTGAGAATATGCTCCTTGACAAACTTGTGAGGATTGTCAGTCTTCACAAACCGCTTCATAATCGGGCTATACTGGATTACATTCGCATACTTCTGGAGCTGGACAAAGTCCTTGTCCGATGATAAGATTAGAACCTCTTCATGCGGCGCCTTACGCGCGGCCAGAACACCGATGATATCATCAGCCTCAGCGCCTTCAACTTCAATAACCTTGTACGGGAAGTTTTCTTTTAACTCCTCACGGATCTTACCGAGAGTATCGAAAATGAGATTCCAATCAAAGCCAGATTCATCTCTGGCTTTTCTGCGATTAGACTTATAGAACGGGAAATAGTCTCTACGCCAAGACCGCTTGCTATCACATGCGACAATGACCTCGCCATACTTCTGCTTAAACTGCTTCACATAGGAGCGAAGGCTGTTTAGAACCATATGACGGATTAGATTTTCATCCAACTTTACCTTTGGATTGGAATTAATCTGCTGCATTAGATTAGAGATTAATACCTGGTTTAGGTCAATCAAGATTGCCATAATATTCCTCAGTTATGCTATGTATTATATAGCAATCATTCTTTAAAGTCAAA